GCCTAGAACGCAAGCGCCTAAATGGGCGGAAAACGAGGGGATATGCGTAAAGAGAAAGTCCAATCCTAAAGAGCAGACCATAGAGGCTCATGGGTTAGTGGATGGTCAACCAACTGGTAGACATTTTCAGCTTATAGTTTATGATGATGTTGTTGTGCAGGAAGCAATAACAACTCCAGAGCAGATATTGAAAACAACTACTCAGTGGGAGCTATCTCTTAACTTGGGATCTACACATAGCCCAAGGTTTCAGTATGCAGGAACTCGTTACTCATATGGGGATACTTACGGAACTATCCTTCAAAGAGCAGCGGTAAAGCCAAGAATACATCCAGCTACCGTGGATGGAAGGATGGACGGAGAACCAGTCTTTCTTGAAGAGGAAAGATGGGAAGAAATAAAAAAGACAACATCTACTTATATAGTAGCTTGTCAACAGCTTCTAAATCCTATTGCTGGTTCGGATGTACACTTCAAAGATGAGTGGTGGAGAGAGTGGGAAGTTAGACCTTATACAATGAATGTCTACTTGATGTGTGACCCAGCTCATTCTAAAAAGAAAGCTTCTAATAGAACGGCAATGGCTGTGGTTGGGGTCGATGCTAACTATAACAAATACTTACTAGATGGTGTTTGTCATAGGCTTTCTTTATCAGAAAGGTGGGATCATCTGAAGAAGCTTAGAGCTAAGTGGAAGAGGGCTCCTGGCGTAAGGGAAGTAAAGGTTGGTTATGAAAGGTATGGCGCTCAGAGTGACATAGAGCACTTCAAAGAGATGATGCGTATAGAGGGAAGTTCATTTCCTATATACGAGATTAACTGGGTTGGAGGAGGGGGTCCGCAGTCGAAAAAGGATAGGATACAAAGACTAGAGCCTGATCTAAAGGATGGTTCTTTCTTCTTTCCTTACCCAACTGATGAATCCAGGTTAACATCTACTCAGCAAGACATGATAGAAAAGAAACAAAAGTTTCTTAACTCAAAGAAAATATCTTGCAAAGATGAGAATAATAAGATATACGACTTAACAAGCTGGATGAGAGAGAACGAGTACAGATTATTTCCAACTATACATCCAGACTTTTTAGATGCTTTATCTAGAATATACGATATGGACCCAGCTCCTCCTATGTTAAGAAGAAGCAGAGTTCTTGAACCAATGGCAGAGGCTTCCTTTTAATGGCTAGAAAGTTTAGAGTTGGAGGAAGGAAAAGATACAAGCCAATGCGCCCTGCATACAGGATGACCAATGGAAGAATTTTTTATGAGAAGCGTGGCGATAATCAAGGTGCTTACGATGTTAAATTTCCATATGTCCAAAATTACTATTGGGTTGACGGGTATACGGTAGTAGATTAATTATGGCAAGCATTACAACAAGAGCGGGAAAGGGTTCACCATTAACTCATGATCAGGTAGATGATAACTTCATTAACCTTAATGATGGTAAGATAGAGCTCATACAGAATGTTGCAGATACCGGTGTAAGTATGAACAAGAGTGCAGACTTTATACTGTACCTTGACTCTGCATCTAACACAACAAAGAAGATACTAGCCAGCAACTCTAGCTTTATTGAAAGAGCTATGGCGATAAAAGCCATCCCAGATACTATTGAATTATATACTGGAGATGGAATTGCTAGGATGGTAGTGCCTAGCACACTTGATGGATTAGAGCTGAACTCCATAGGGGCGCATGTATTTACTGCTGGGAGTTCTGGCAACAATACGATTATGCTGTATAATGAGAGCAAGAGTGTTGATATCTTGACAACGGGAGTAATCATAGAGGTGTCTGAAACTGACTCAAGCACTTCAGGCACCCCCCCTCTTATAAGCGCAAACAACACAGTAAATACAGCAGACGTTTTAAGAATAGACGTTGACACCAAATCAACTGGTGCAAAAGGATTAGAGTTAAGGATGACCTTTAAATAATGGAGGAGGTCCAGAGAGTAACCCTTGAGATACCAAATGAGTATGGAGTTATACTAAAAAGATACTGTAATTCTATATCGACAGATGAAGATAAATTTTATGGGTTAGCTTTTTGGAAGGTTTCAAATATGTTAAATTGCCGTATTATGGATGTGGTTGAATTTAAAACAGATTTGTAGTTTTGGATATATCCAGAGAGTTGTCCTTACTTGATGACACAGTACAGAATAGCGTTGAAGAAAATAAAAATAATTTAATTGAGAGCTTTTCTCATATTATGAGTTATTACAATACTTTATACAAGGACAATTTCTTAGGATTTTCTATTTGGAAACACGCTGTTTTTAGCAGCTTAAGGACACGAATAAGAGTAGAACACGGGAGAGATTGATATGGTAGAATGGGCAAAAGAAAACAAAATGTTAGCTGTAATCGGATGCATTATAGTTGTTTCCGTTCTTTGGCAGCTATTTGCTGGGTAGTATTTTTAACAGCATGCACGAGTCTGAAAAAAGCGGGACTGATAGGAGCGGGAGCCCTAGTTCCAGGTGCAATTGCGTCAGTTGCGAGTTCGGGGACTGCGCCTGTACTACTGGCCTCTACGGTAGGTGCCTCTGTGACGAGTGTGGTTGCGGACGTGATGACCCCATCGAAAGGAGGAAACATGCCTACAGCGGCTAGTTGTGCCCCAGATAATTTCTGGACATTATTGGGAGACCTCGTTAGTATGGGAGGTTGGTTATTGATATTGGTAATCGTTGCGCCTATGATACTTGGGTGGATCTTACCAGGGCCATTAGAGCGAAAGAAAAAAGAATGAACATCGACGCTAAATTTTTTGGTGCAATAATTTTTCTTATTGTTCAGACATGCGGAGCAATCTGGTGGGCTTCTGGACTTTCTTCTGAGGTAGAGCGCTTAGCAGGCATCCAGGGACGTGCTATACCAGCCCTAGAAGCAGAAGCTAAGCAGTGTGGTATAGAGATACATAATCTTAAGAAACTCACAGGGGATCAGAAAGAGGTGCAGGAGTCTGTGAAGAATCTGGATGTTATGCTATATCGATTGCAGACTATTGAAGCTATGCTAGATAAGATTCTAGCAACCAAGGTAAGGTAGTGGATCAATCTAGTTTAACTATCTCAGTTAATTCCTTCTCTCCATCGGTAAACGTTGGGCCTAAATTAGTCCCAATACCAGATATATTCTGCGCTGTTAATGCAGATGACGAAGATATTAGAAGTAATATATCTTCCAACATAGATAGAGATATCCCACAGGTTGTTCCATATGAAACACAGTGGGATAAAGTTGTTGCTTTGGTTGTTGGCGGACCATCGTTAGATTCCACTTTGGATATTTTAAAAGAAAAACACGCAGAAGGAATGCCTGTAGTTACAGTAAATGGCTCATACAAATATTGTATGGATAGAGGGATCAGGCCTTCTGCTTTTATAATGCTCGACAGCAGGGAGTTCAACAATAGATTTGTCGACCCACCTCATAAAGAGTGTAAGTATTTTATATGTTCGCAATGTCATCCTTCTGTTTTAGATAAGCTGGATGGTTATGAAACTCATTTGTGGCATTGCGCTGGACAAGACCAGTACCAAGATATACTGGAGGATAAATATGGGGAGATCCACAAAGATTTCTTCCCTGTATTAGGAGGCTCGACTGTAACCCTAAGAGCTATTCATTTGATGAGGATGTTAGGGTTTCCCAAATTTGAAATATTTGGTTTTGATAGTTGCATCATGGATAAGCATCACGCATATTCTCAGCCTGAGAATGATGGCGAAAAGGAGATAGAAGTTCATGTTGCTGGAAAACAATTTTTGTGTACTGTGGCGCATTATCATCAGGCGAAGGAATTCGTTCAAATGGTTGGAGCTACTGGAGACCATTACGAAATGATAATTCATGGCGAGGGATTGATATCCCACATTATACAAAGCCCTGACGCATTAAAGGAGGCGGCATAGATGGCGGCTACTGCATGGAGTTTTTACAATAGTTTTAAAGAAAAATTAGGGAATGCGGTATTTGATCTAGACGCTGGTACTCCCAATTTCAGATTGGCATTATTTACTAATAGCGCCAGCACCAACGCTAACAATGTAGCGTTATCTACTTATGCGTCTATCGCAAACGAAGTGGCTAATGGCAACGGTTATGCTACTGGAGGATTGTCCGTATCTGGAAGGACGTGGGCTTCTACAGCAACGAATAAGTACAGATGGGATGCTACGGCTGTAGTTTGGACAGCGACAGGTGGTGATATATCTAACATCAAATACGCTATTATTTATAAGTCTGGCGGAGCTTTGGTTTGCTTTTCCAAACTATCGACATCTCATTTTACTTTGACGCAAGATAATACGTTGACTATAACTCCAAATGCCAATGGCATCTTTGAGTTAAGTTAGGAGAGATAAAATGGGAATCGAATCAGCCACATATATTTCACAACTTACGAGCACTTGGCCGCTAGGAACAGACCCTGTTTCAGAGGGCGATCAACATTTGCGTTTAATCAAGTCTGTTCTACAGTCTCAGTTTACTAACCTTGGGACTACAGCAGTTACTGCAGATGCAGCAACATTAAACACCAACCCTAATGCGGCAGCCGTAGCCATGGCAATCGCCCTCGGAGGATAACCTATGGCTAATGACTTTCAAACACAAGCAGTTCAGTTAGGGACTGGGTTTCTTCCCCTTGTTCCGGGTATCAACACAGCATCGACCAATCAAACTGTTCACGCCATATATTTTTCAAACATAACTACTTCTTCGGTGGATGTTTATTTAACACTTTATAATAACGCGGCAACACCAGTTATCTTATCAGGTGGATATATTTTATATAAAGTTCCTGTGCCAGCAAGTAGCACTCTAGTTATAGAGAAGCCAATCAACTTGGTATGTAGCGGTACTGCAGCGAGCTCAAGAGCGTTATATGCAAAAGCTTCAGTTGGATCTGCAATTGATGCAGTGGCAAGCGTTCTGGTAATGACAGCATAGGTGATTAAACAATGGCATATTTAGGACAAGTAGATAGAAAAGCTAGTAACGTCCAAGTCTTCAATGTCACTTCTTCCACCTCTGCTACGCATGACATAGGGTGGACACCGCCAAGTGAACAGACTTTAATAGTTACTATTAATGGCGTAAAGCAGCATACAAATGCATTTAGCTTTAGTGGGAGTGTTCTTACTCTAGGAGCTGCATTAGTTACAACAGATGAGTTAGAGGTTGTCGGTATTAATGATATAGGTAACTCATTAACCCCAGTTGATGGATCAGTTACTACTTCTAAGTTAGGTGATAATTCTGTAACCCTAGCCAAGATGGCTGGACTCGCAAGAGGCAAGATCATTGTTGGTGATTCTTCTGGTGATCCTTCCGCGTTAGCTCTGGGCGCATCAACTTATCTGTTGACAAGTGATGGCACAGATGCTGCTTGGGCTGCTGCCCCTAGTAGCGGGATGGCTCTAACTGAATTGCGTGGTTATCGTGTACGTCCATTTTTTCAATGGGGAACCACGACCACAATTATATTGAATTCTGGGTTTCGGTATCTGCATGAGGGTACGACAACCCAAATGGTTTATGGCGAAGATGTAACGTATACGAAATCAGGAACTACGGCAGATACTTGGTATTACCTGTATCTTGATGATTCTGCGATTGTTACTTCTGGAAGTGCAGTAATCACCGCGTCTCAACTAACTGAATCGACTACCGCCCCAACATTTAATTCAACAAAACAGACATGGTACAACGGTAATGACCGCTGTATCTTTGCGTGGCGTAACGATGGTAGCGGTAATATCTGGCCTTTCATCAACGAGAATACAAGCGGCATCACAAATAACGGCTGGCTTATGGGGTCTAACTTCAGCAGTTCATATATTGAACTGTTTGTTAATAACTCAGGCACCTCTCAACCAACATCTTGGACTTCAAGTCCGTTAGCAGCAACAACTGTTCCTGCACCTGTTGGTCCAGATGGATTTTGCACTGGCGCTATATGTGCTTTTGCTGGATCGCATTCAACAATTTATTTTGCAGGGCCGGGAGCTACACAAGACCGTGACAATTATGCGGCAGGATCGAATTGGCATTCAATCGTTCCTTTAGATTCAAGTAGAAATGTGCGGTGGCGAACAGATTATTCACATTCATCGTATTCCCATCTGTGTTCGTGCTTTGGGTGGCAATCATCGGAGAGTATGTAATGGCGTTTAATAATTGGGAAGATGTACGACGAGTACGCGATCAACTTTTACAGATGAGCGATGGGGCATTCTTCATAGCAGTGGAAGCGGGAGTAGAATTGGATGGAGTTATGAAGACTTACCGCAATGATCTTAGGGATGTAACTGACATATTCAGCGACCCTGCTGATGTTGTTATGCCTGATCCTTGGGCGAATCCTCCTGTTGAAATTCGTTGAGTTTCATAGTTGGAATCGCAAGGATAGCCCATTGGTTTCTTATCCCGTTCTTGATTATATGGATGGCAATAGCGCCAGACGATATGCTACCTAATTGCTTAACAGAAGCAAAAGCATACATCTCAGACAAATACAGAGGAAGTTATTTTGGCAACCACGAAAATTGAAGCATCAAACATAGCAACGGGGGCAGTGCCTTCTACAGGATTTACCTCTAGGCAAGTATTTACTGCAGCGTCTACATGGACAAAACCAACGGACATTACTAAAGTTATCGTTGAAGTACAAGGCGGTGGTGGCGGCGGCGGTCGAAGCGGTGCGGCAACTTATATAATTGGTGGTTCTGGTGGGGGGTATGCTAAGAAGTTTATTGATGTTACCAGTGTTACTAAATCTGTACTTTTAGTAGGTTCAGGAGGAGCGGGAGCTACAACAAGCGCGGCTGGTTCTGATGGAGGAGATAGTTCTTGGACAGACACAGCGCACGGTGGGTCATCGACAGTAACTGGTGCTAAAGGTGTAGGTGCTTATGCTGGTTATGGAATGGCTGTTGGAGGCTCCGCAACAGGTGGAGATATAAACATAAAAGGTGGTGATGGACGCAATGGTTCTACTGGGGCTGCTGGAGATTCCCAGATGGGAACTGGTGGGTGGAGTGGTTATACTGGAGAACAAGCTGCTGTCGCTGGGTCAGGATATGGTGCTGGTGGAGGTGCAGGATACAGCGTAAATGGTGCGGCAGGAAGCGCTGGGATCATAATTGTTTGGGAGTTTAAATAATGGCATTAACTAAAGTAGGATCAGGAGTTATTCAAGATGATGCCGTAGGTATCGCCAATTTAGGAGCGACAGGGACCGCATCAGCAACTACATTCCTTCGCGGAGATAATGCATGGGCTAGTGCTGCGGCAGGGTTGGAAGCGTTAACTATATTTACAGCAACCGGAACATGGACGAAAGCTACAAACAACCCAACCAAGATAGTTGTTGAGGTGATTGCAGGAGGGGGTGGTTCTGGAGCGGGAGCAAATACTGGTGGTTCTGGTGGTGCTGGAGCCTATGCAAAAGTATTTTTAGATGTAAGCACTGTAACAACGGTTACGGCAACGGTTGGCGCTGCTGGCGCTGCTGGTGCTTCTGGCGCTGGGGGAGCGGGTGGTACATCTAAGTTTACCTATGCAACTGGGACGGGATCATTCACAGAGATAGAGTGTATCGGTGGTAATGGGGGTGGTAATGCTAATCATACTGCTGGGGCAACTACAGCGCTTCCAACTGGTCCGGCGAATGGGGTGTATATAGCTGGTAGCGGCGGAGGTGGGGCTAGTAGCGCGGGGCAAGTGGCTCATGGTTATGGCGCTGTGTCATCCACTACCGCTACGACAACTGCTTCTGTTGGTTATGGCGGTGGAGAAGTTGCAACAGCAGACGCTAGCACAGGAGCAGCTGGCAGGCCAGGTCTAGTATTAGTTTGGGAGTATAAATAATGCCTTATTTAGGATTTGAACCAACATTTGGGGAATACCCAAGTCAGATATTTGCAGGAACTGCTACTGGGCCTAATGGTTCAAAGACAGTATTTACAATGGATTACGCTCCATCGAACAGCGCATCAATTCTGGTGACGCTGGCTGGAGTAAAGCAGATGACTAATGTTTACAGCGTAGACGGTACGACTCTTACGATGACTGGAGGAGCTCCCGCTGCAGACGATCCAGTAGGTACTAACAGTATGGAGGTAATCTTCTTAGGTCTAAGGGCTGATACAATCCAGCCTGACGAGACTTTAGGAACTGACGCCATTATGCGTTACAACGGAAATACAATATCTGAAAACATAACAGTAACGGCTGCACAGAATGCAATGAGCGCAGGACCAATTACCATTGCAGATACTTACATAGTTACTGTCAACGGTAACTGGAGCATCGTATGAGTACATTAGAAGTTGGAAAGATTGTTCCAGCAACAGGGACTGCAATAACATTAGGAGAGTCTGGAGACACCTTAACAGTTCCTTCTGGAGCTACATTAGCAGTAGCCTCTGGGGGAACATTAGCAAATAGTGGGACTGCAACTGGATTTGGGGGTAATAACCCCTCATTCTCTGCTTATGCGGCTTCGACAGGATTATCAACCGCAACCTATAATAAAATAACCGCCGGAACTGAAATATATGACGTTGGTGGGTGCCATGACACATCAACTGGAAAATTTACTGTCCCTGCTGGAGAAGCGGGTAAGTATGCTGTATGGACTCGTTCCACTGTTAGCAATACTGCGGGGATCGTTGTGGCAAATATGGGGCAGTGGATATATCTCAACGGAGTTGCGAATCAAAAAAATTATCATGGCGCACCGGCGAATAGTACAAGCGCTATGACTCAAACATTTTTTAGTGTATTTGATTTGTCTGCTGCAGATTATTTAGAGTGGTATATCTGGATAACCTTTTCTTCAGGAACTATGACCTTAGATGCTGGCATAGATTATAATTCTTGGGGCGCATATAAGTTGGCGGGAGTATAAAAATGATTACAGCAAATGGACTTATCCAATTAGGGTTTGAGGTAACAACAGATTTTACTCTTCAAAATGATGGCGATGGTGTCTACATAAAGGAGTGGTTGTCTGATAAACCAAAACCAACTACAGCAGACATTGAAATCGCTCATGCGGAATGGCAAGCAGAGTATGACGCAGAGCAAATAGCAAAGCAAGAAAGACTGGCCTCAGCTAAATCTAAACTAGAAGCTCTTGGACTCACAACAGAAGAAGTTAAAGAAGCTTTCGGGATATAAATTATGGTATCTACAGTAAAAGTTGATGTAGTAGCTCCAAGAGTAGCTACCGGAACAACCACACTAGGAGTCAGTGGTGATAAGTTACTTGTGCCTTCTGGTGTTACCCTTACAAACTCAGGAACATTAAGCGGCTTTCCGGGGTTTGATGATGTAGCTAAATTTACCGCAACCGGGACTTACACCGTTCCTTCTGGTATTGGTAAACTCGTAGTTTTCATAACAGGCGGTGGTGGCGGAGGCGCTGGTGGTGATAATACCACAGGAAAACCCGGATCAGGCGGACTTGGAGCAACAACAGTTATTGCTAGGGTAAGTGTAGTTCCAGCCGATACTATAACTGTTGCCATAGGTGCCGCTGGCGCTGCTGGTGCAGAAGGTGGCGTTGGTGGAGATGGGGGAAATTCTACGTTTACCCATACTTCAGGATCAGGAAGCGGCTCTATGAGCACAATCACAGCACCCGGAGGAAAAGGTGGAAAGTTCTGGGCTTCTCCGGCAACTCCCGCAGCAGGAACAGTTGGAGCTAATAATGAGGGAATTTCTATTTTAGGCGGTTATGGAGGTGGCACAACCACAACTGGAGAAGTTCAAGCTGGTGCTAGTTTTTGGGGCGGTGGTGGATTACAAGCGCAAACGAGTGTTCATGCGTCAATAGCAGGACAAGCCTATGGTTCTGGTGGTGGTTCTGGAAATAACACTACAAGTTATGTAGTAGGGGCTGTTGGCGCAGTCGGCGTCTGCTTCATAATGGAGTTTAAATAATGGCATCTACAATTAGAACAGACAAGATAGGCCCAGCAGATGGCTCTGCTGATTTCACTCTTCCCACTGCAGATGGAAGCGCTAAGTCAGCATTAATAACAAACGGGTCGAAAGTTCTTTCTTTTGCAACGGGGACACCAAGTGCATCTAACTTTTTAAGGGGAGATGGGACGTGGGCTTCTGCTGGTGGAGACAACACGCCTTCGTGGTCGGCGTATAATGCTTCAACTCAAAGTATTAGCGCAAACACAGAAACGGTTGTAACGCTAGGGTCGGAAAATTGGGATACAGATAGCGCTTTCGCATCGAATAAATTCACTGTTCCAGCAGGAGAAGGCGGTAAGTATTCAATATCGTATGGTGCTAAATTTAACAATATAAATGCCAGTAATAACGTGTATATGGGGTTGTTGATAAACGGGACGAAGAACGACTATACAGTCATTGGAAGCGCTGATCCAGATGCGAATCATCATTATTTAACGGGAAACGCTATATTAAATTTATCAGCGGCAGATTATGTAGAGTTTATGGCTTACATTTATACTAATACCGACGACATTCAGTACGCTCATATGTCTGGTTTCAAGTTAATAGGAGTTTAATATGAGCAAAGGAAACGCATTAGAACAGTTGGGTTTTAAATCTAAAGACGCATTTGGACTATAGGAGATATTAATGGCACATGCAAATTACGCCTTAGTTGAAGGCGGAACAGTAACAAACATGATTGTGGTGGACGAAGATGTTGGATTTGAAATGGATGGGGCCGATGTGGTCAAAGCTACTAGCGACGCTAGGATTGGCGGAACTTGGGATGGAAATGTTTTCTCATTTGTCGAGCCACCCGCTCCTGAGCCTTCTGCTGAAGCCGTTGCTCGCGCTGCTAAGTTAGCAAGCGCTAAAGAGAAACTAGCTGCATTAGGTCTAGACTTGGAAGAAATTTCAGCAGCTTTCGGAATCTAATTAAGTGTCATCTTGGGATACTACTGTAGGGTCATGGGATGCCTATGTAGGAGCTTGGGATGACCTAAGTTTTATTCCGGGTGCTGGGACACTAACGCTTACTGGTTATGCTGTTGAAGACTTTGAAGGTGTACACAAGTCACCAGCAGTTGCCAGTTTAACATTAGGCGGATTAGTACCTAGTTCTGATGTAGTATTTAAAGATGTTCCTGGTACAGCTAGCTTAACCCTTACAGGTTTTGTCCCAGCAGTATATGACCCATCAGAGAACATATACATAAGTCCGGGTGTTGGCGCTGTTACGATAATCGCTAACGACTGGGATGATTATGTTGGAACGTGGGATGCGGCTACAAGCACATGGGATAGTATAGGGTATGAGCCACATGCAAGTCAGACATTTAGTTTTAGTATTGCTACAGGAGTATTAACATTGATACCACTCGCTCCAGATAGAACAGAAAAAGCTCCAAAGTTCTTGCCTTCAATATATATAACATGACAAAACAAACAGATTTTTCTTGGGTAGAGTTAGTTAAAAAAGCTGACCCTAGCCATGGAGCACCAACTCCAGAATATACTTTTAATGGTAAACCATTCTTCAAACCTCAGAAAAATAAAAATGCAAGAAATAGAAAGAGCTAATCAATTTAAACTTGGCGATCATATGATGGCTAAAAATGTAGCGGAGATGCTTGAGAAGAAGTATCCTGGGTGGTTGTGGGCAGTGTCTGTTGACAGAGGCTTAGTTACTGTGAAGTCAATGATGCTTTCTGGAAACTGGGGATTTATACTTCACGAGAGCAAAATAGATAATGATTTAAAGTCTGTTGTTAATGCTGGTGGAGAAATCTTAGAAAGATACAACCAGCACAGAGGAAGGTTCAATCAGACAAAGTATAGTGATCTAACTATGGACCATAAAAATCAATTAAGCGGAGATCGTAGTTAATGTCGTTAGCTAACCCACAGCCTCCTTTAGAGAATCCAGTTACTCCAGAGTCAGACGATGATATTCCTGTTGAGAATCCATGGCTCCGATTAGCTAGGCAATCCTATGAAGGATCATCTGAATGGGTTGATGCTAACTTAAGATACCAGTGGGAAAGAAGTTTATCTTTATTTAACAGCCAGCATCCCTCTGGATCTAAATACCACTCATCCGCTTATGACAAAAGATCTAAGTTTTTCAGGCCAAAGACTAGAACAGCAGTAAGAAATCTTCAGTCTGCTATGTCTATAGCTTTCTTCTCTAATGAAGATGTGATGAGCGTTTCACCTAGAAATCCTAATGATGCTGCTCAAGCTGCAGCAGCTATTGTTTCGCAGTCGATAATGCAATACAGGCTGACTAATACAATACCATGGTTTAACACAATGGTATCTGCTATACAGGATGCAGCGGTTCAAGGTGTATGTGTGTCACACCAATATTGGGACTTTGAAGAAAAAGAAGAATCTTACTTGGAGATGGACGAGAACAGTCAGCCCCTGCAAGATTCTGAAGGCAATGATCGAGTAGTTAGACAGCTTACATCAGTAAGGGACACTCCTAAAATTGAATTAATATCTCCTGAAAATTTAAGGATTGATCCGGCAGCGCATTGGGAAGATCCCATAAACACCACACCCTATATCATACATTTAATACCAATGTACATACAAGACATTGTGCAGAAGATGGATGAGGGGGAATGGAAGAGATTATCAACAGCAGAGTTATTATCTACATCATCTTCAGAGGATGATAACACTACTAGGCTTGTCAGGGATGAGCCAAGAATGGACCCGCTAGATACAGATGCTGGGTTTGGAGAGATAGTTGACCATAAGATTGTATGGGTACATAAGAACGTTTTAAGAAAAGAAGGAGTTGACTGGTGTTTCTTTACTGCTGGAACTGAATTTTTATTGACAGACCCAAAGCCTCTTCTTGAAATGTATCCTTGGCTAAGGGATGGTGAAAGACCTTATGTTATGGGTTGCGTTAATATTGAAGCGCATAAGCTTTACCCTGCAGGCACTGTTGAGCTTACACAAGAACTCCAAGCTGCAGCCAATGATATTTGGAATCAAAGATTTGATAATGTTCGACTAGCTATGAACAAGCGCTACCATATCAGGCGCGATAGAAATATTGATTTGGATGCTTTATTCAGGTCTGTCCCTGGCGGGGCAGTAGAGATGGATGATCCAGATACTGACGTAAGAGTGATAGATACTAGGGATGTTACTAATTCAGCTTACGCAGAACAAGATCGCATCAATATGGACTTTGATGAGTTACAAGGTAATTTTTCCGCATCAACTATTGAAGGAGCTAGAAATCTAAATGAGACTGTAGGTGGTATGGCGTTGCTTGCTGGTAGCAGCAGTATTGTTACAGAATATGCTCTACGAACATTCGCTGAAACATGGGTAGAGAGAGTTCTCAAGCAACTGTTAAGACTAGAACAATACTATGAGACAGATGAAGTCATCTTAGCTCTCGCTGGGCAAAAGGCTGAAAGCGAATTAAAGTTTAATGTCGATGATATGCTAGATGACCTTCTCAGAGAGGAGGTGGTCCTAAAAGTCAATGTAGGCCTAGAGGCTACAAATCCCATGTCGAAGGTTAATAACCTTATGACAGCGTTAGCTGGGCTTGGAAACATACCAGGATTTATGGAAAGGGTAAATCTTCCAGAAATAGCTAAGGAGGTTTTTGGTCAGTTAGGATTTAAAGACGGCGCTCGCTTTGTAACCTTTGATGAAGATCCAAAGATTCAAGAAATGGCTGGACAGCTTGAAGAGTTGCAGGGAGTTATTCAGAGTGAGCAAATGAAGCTTCAGAACAGAGTTCAAATTGAGCAGATGAAGCAGCAAGGTAATCTTCAATCTGCTAATATCAAATCAGTTACAGAGTTGAAGATTGCTCAACTAAAAATGCAGATGGATTATATAGATTTACAATTGAAAGGAGAAGATGTAGCTACTAGACGTGCTGAATTAGAACTTCAAAAAGAAGCGTTAATAAATCAAGTCGCTGAACAAGAAATCGAAAGGCAAGCAGAAATGGTAGAGGAGGGGAAAGTTGGTATTATGGCTAGAGATGATTACGCATCTATTCCTTATGCCGTAGGATGATGGATTATTTTGATCCTTCGGAAGCTGGAATAGACGATTTAGTAAAAAGAGTTAGGGTTGGAGAAAAGACAAAAGAATTTGTTTCCACGCCAACAGGTAATGCTTTAATATCTAGAGCGCTTATAGAGTACCGTAATGGTATAGAGCTACTTCAAGATATGAGCTTGCAGGGTTATAGTGGATCTCCAGAAGAGGAGTTAAATAAATATAGGAAGATGTCAGATAAGTTATCTTCTCCAATAAAAGTTCTAAGGTGGATGGATGGAATTATATCTGATGGAGATACTGCTGCATCTCTTATAAAGTATAAAGACTCGCATAATTAAATTAGGAGTATAAGATGTCTGATGAAAACGCTACCCCAGTAGAGGATGCGTCTGAGGA